TGAGGATGGCTTCTTTTAGTTTCTGCTTCTTGCAAAAGTCTAGGGACTTTTCCTTGACATATTCATCGTCGTCGTCACCGATGGCATTGCTCTTGATGCGAGCCATAAAGTCAATGACCTGCTTAATGATACTGTCTGAGTAGTCCTCAGTTTGTGTTCTCACCACCGAGACCATCGCCTCGTAAGTTGGGTGCGGATAGGACTGCTTATGCTGGAACATCAGATCTACAAAAATCTGAAGGTATTTCAGTTCAAGATAACTGGTGTCCAGAACCTCCTCCATCTGGTTCGCGAAGTTGCGATCAAAGAGGATGGTCTTTACTAGTTTTTCTTGGAAGGACTTTCCGAACTTACTAAATGTGTCAAACTGCTGTTCGGTCATTTGTTTTCCTTTATCTCTATTCTACTATACCGCATATTCTAAAACTGTGTAGGGTGAGATCACATTTTTTTATGTGAGTTCAACATCAGCATTAGCTCGTCAATATTAAGGGTAGCAATACCGTCGCGAAGGAGCATCGTCCTAATTTGGGTGCGATTCAGATTGAGCCCGTCATTCTGGATCGCGTATTTGAGTTTTTGGACTCCTTGCGAAGATATCGTAGAGATATATAGCTGCATAATCTCATAATTTGAGGCAATAACTTCCTCACTTTCAAGAACTTTTTGAAATGCCTTGACTTTATTTTTATTATCTTTTGCATGGGTCATAATATCCTTCAGAGCATAGTCTTTGTTTTCCGAAAGGAACGAAAATCTTTTAGAAACGGTCTTGAGACCGAGCCCCTTGACCCCCTCTAGATTGTCGGATTTGTCACCGACGATTGCCCTGGCAAGGGCGAAGTTACGGGGGTGGATATTGTATTGTTCCAAGACCGCATTCCGATTCAAGACTTCTTCATTCTTGCCGGGTCGGATTAGTACCGTCTTGTCGTCACACAACTGAAGGAAGTCTTTGTCCGAAGAAATGATAACTTTTTGCCATTCGGTGAACTCGTGGCAGTGGCAGAGCCATGCGATAATGTCATCAGCTTCTACGTTCTCCAACATTAACTGAAGCACGGGTAGCTGATCCAAATATTCAGTCAATCGGACCATCTGCTGATATTTGTTCTCTCGCTCTTCGTCTTCAGTATTAAACTCATACTGACGGTTGAGCTTTGGAGGCTTCCTGCCGGCTTTATAGTTCTTGTTCTTTTCTTTACGAGACTGAGATCCGCCGGGACCTTCCCAGGCGATGACGACTCTGTCTGCCTTTGCCCGGCGAACTTCCTTTTGAAGAGACCGCATAAAACCAGTCAAGCCGCCAATTGGTTTGCCGTCGGCATCCAGTTGGGGGCTCATAACATAGTTTCTAATAAACATGTTGGCTGCATCAATAATTAATAATCTCTTCACGCTACTTCTCCTGTAAATTCTAGTGTGCCGGTACCATAGTCTGTTGTAAAGACTGCTCTCTTCAAGCCGTACCTGCTGATTTGATTCTGACACATTGCACAAGGACACGACATGCCGGGAGCGCCGGCTTTTCCTTTACGGGCAACATAGATAATTGCACCTTTAAGTTGTTCCTTGTTTTTGACTCTGGCGATGGCGTCCATCTCTGCATGGATTGACCGGCAAAAGGGGTTCCCATACTCGTCGCTTCCGATGGCATCGGGATGTGTCTTGTTTCTGTTTCTTCCGACAGAGAGCACACGACCCGCCTTCACTATCACTGCTGAGTGTTTATACTGAAGGGCTTCGCTATAGTTCTCGCCGTCAATGCGGCGAAGTGCTAATCGTAGGTACTTGTTGGGTACCTTTTTCGGGTCGTACTCCATAACTCAGACACCTTACTTCTTCTTACCTATCCTACACTCATCCTCTAGAATGTCAAGGATTCTTTTTCGGAAAGGCTTATCTTTAAGAAGGTCTTCAAACTCTTTTGCTTGGAATTTCTTTTCTTTGCCCGCGATTTGGACTGTATACCAGGCACCCGAACGTGAGCAGCCAGGGGTTCCGGAGATAGCTGCCAACCAAGAGGACTCATCGCTGATGCCTACACGGTCGTTTGCTAAATCAAACAAAACCTCAAACTCACAAGTTCTTGGCGATGGACCGAAGCGAGACTTCATTGTCTTGGCAGAAGTTCGGAAGCCGATGACCTGCTTCTTCTCGTTGCGGATCTCTCCGTTTGACTTTCCCTTGTGCTGGGTGAGCCAAATTCGGGTTGACGCATGATAGGGCAGAGCTTTGCCGCCTGGCTCAACTCGGTTGTCCCCAAACATCACTCCGATGTTAGTTTTCAATTGATTTGTGAAAACCAGAGCAATCTGTGCCTTGCCGAGAGTCTCTGTTACCTTTCGCATTCCTTTTGCCAATGCTTTGGCTGTCAAGCCGATACGGCTGTTAGGATCGTAATCACCCTCAACCTCAGCTTTGACAGGAGTGCCGGCAACGCTGTCCCAAACAATACATACAAGTTTGTCCGGTGCCTTTTCTCTGATGAGTCCGATGAGACGCTCAATGTTCTCAAAGACTTCCTCAATAGTTCCTGGCTGGACATACATGAAGTTGTTCTTTGTATCTAATCCCAACTGTTCCATAAAATCTGGAGAGGCTGCGTTCTCTGTATCAATATATACAGCGAGTCCTCCCATCTTTTGTGTGTTCGCTAGAATTTGAGTTACAACGAGGCTCTTACCGCTGGCAGATTCGCCGGCAATGGTTGTGAGCTTGCCAACGGGGATTCCACCATCTCGTCTGTTTGAGATGATGTAGTCCAAAAGCGTAGATCCTGTTGAGATCCACGTCTTTACGTCCGTTGGGTTTTCTCCGTGCAAATCATATGCAACGTTTTCTTTAGCTGCCTTGTTTAGTTCGTTTCTCAACGTACTTACAAGAGCACTTGATGGTCTATTAGCCAATTTCTTCTCCAAAGATGGAGAGGCACCTGTAACCCCGTGCCTCCCTGCGGGTTTGGCGGTCAACTACGCCAGTAGATCATCAAAGGCAGTTTCAATATCTGCCACAGCCTCTAGATTGTCACCACTCTTGGCGGTAGTCGCAGCGGCATCGGTATTGTTGTTATACCGGGTAGTCTCGGAAGTGTTGCTGGTAGACTCAGAGTCCCCAAGCGTATCATTGAGAACCTTTTCACAGTCCTCGTATGATGCAACTTCAAATACATCTTCTGCGTTCTTGATACTTTCAAGAAGAGTGTTGACCTCTGCTTCCGTCGCAGCGATGGGGCTGGTACGGCGCATTGGGCGGATATCCGTTGTTGGGAACTGCTGACCAGACTTCTTGCCGTAGTCAATGCGAATGTCCGTACCCTTTTCGGTGTCAGTAATGTCACCGTACTCGGGGTCAAGCACTACATCAAGCAGAGCCTGGTAGGTGGTGCGGGAAAAGCCCCACCAGCGAACACCCTTGTCCTCTTCGCCACGGACGACGACAGGAGCAAAGATTCGCATCTTAGGCCAGAAGCGTTTGGCTGCTTCCTTGGAGCCATCAGTGCCTTCGTTCCAAAGGCGGGTTCCCCACTCTGCGATGGGGTCAGCATCACCGTTAGTGCGTGGGCTGAGGACGGTAGTCTTACCTTCGGCACCCATGCCGTAGTGGTAATACGCCTCAAAGAAAGGGTCGCCATTCGGCGGACAGACAAGTCGCAACTGGTGCGTGCCTTCCTCTGGCTTCCAAAAGTTATCCGAAGAGTCTCCTCCTCGGCTCGTAAGAGCAGCGTGCTTCGCCCTCATCTTGCTCAAGTCAATACCCATTGTATTTCTCCTTTACTGGTTAGTTGACCGTAATCTACTATACCACATCACGAGAGGGTGTAAAGCTAATTTTCTTGGGGGGGGTCTTCTATTTTAAAAATCTTCACAACTTCAAGGGGATGTACTTTAAGTTTTTTTCCCGCCGTTAATAAGAGGCAACTCTCATAAACCGACCAGTCTAGTTTGAGATCCCGACCCGTTTTCCCATCATGTTGGGAGGCCACGGCGGCATTCAACGCATTGATGGTATAAAGGGTGTTAGTCTGCTTTTTTCGGTGGACCCTCATAGTGTAAAGACGAGGGTGAAAAGGAGATCCTCTCTCGACTACTGCGTTATAGGTGAGAAGCTGTTTCTGAGGCTCCTCTGTGTGTCTAAATAAAAATATAAAGTTATTCGTCAAATTCATATTATTAGCAATGAAGTTAACTTCACTGAGGATTTCTTCCTCTTCAACATTTGTAAGAAATGAGGCTAACAAAAGTCCTCGGGAGTTCTTCATGGGCGGCTGCTTCCTTATACAAGTCGGTTAGTATAAGTAGTTCGGCTACAGAGATTTAGAAGCGTCTTCTAGGGTTTGGACCGAAGAAGAAAAGAGCACACATAAAATCATCAAATCATTGTAACTTGTCGCATGAACCGAATAACTGACAGAGGAGGCACTCTCTTGGAAATCCTTCACATGATCCTTGATTTTTCTAATCAGTGTCTTATCCTCCTCTAGTTGAGTCGAGGGAATTCCGTAATAGAAGTGGATGCCGTCAATCGCCTCTAGGGGGTAAAGAAATTTAAGACTTCGGTCGTTGTCGAGCGATGAAATGCCATATGTCGCTATGCGACATGTAGAAGGGATATCCACCTTTGATGATAAGACGGAAGGGCTGTGATTAAAGTAATTTATCATAGCCACTACATAAGAAATAAAATTGGCTAATTGCTTCTCATAGTCTTGGATAGAGGCGTCCTCCATCAGACCCTCAGCAGTGGACCGGTCCAGTAAAAGCACGGTCTCGAAGAGCCCCGAGCGAGCGAACTCCTGAAGGATACCAAAAGTTATGCGATCGTCTCGTTTTTGTATTTCTGAGATCATTGGACGCTCGGGTGCCACATATAATATATTAATGGAGGCGTCTTTGATGGTCTCCAAAATTCTCAAGAGGGCCCCGTTGATAGGATGCCCCCCCTCTACCACTACCAACACCTCATCCCCTGGGCGTATAGAGCGCAAATAAATAGAGCACTCCTCAGCATCTATGTTTTTTTCGTAAGCCTCCATATCGTCCTGAGCAGGAATGGAAAGGCTCCCCCGTTCATCCAGGTCGGTGCCTATCTTGTACACCCGATACTCAGGGTACACTATGAGTTCATCCGCAATGGCACACCCCAAGCGGCCGAATCCGATTACTTTATCCATGCTTGAAGGTTTCCTAATGTGTTTCCGCTACTAATATTTATCTGAAATTCTCCAAAATTTGTAGAAGACATCAACGAACAAACATCCTCGACAAGGCTGTCATCTGACTTTTTCATATCAATTACGATAGCGTCGTGAATTAAAAAAGCCACCGAGGAGCCGGAGGAGGATGAGCGTAAAAGGTAGTCTACCTTAAGGGCTTGTTTAAGAAATAGCTCGGCAGCCGTAGACTGAACCAGATAGTTAATAGCATGATGGTCCGAGACGTTTTCAATGGTCCGCCCATAAGGCGTGGTTATATTCCCATCCCTATAGAAATTCGTCAAGATATGTTGTTTGGGATAGAATGAATCCAAACGCTCTGCGGCAGAGGTTGTGGTAGCACTGGAGGATCCATAGAGCCAAGCAAAAAAAGCAACTTTGGCATCATTGCGGGTAAGAGCGTCACCAAAGACCTGCTCCAGATGATAGGTATGAACATCCTCCTTCGGCTGATCCTTGCCGAGGAGCCCCAATAATGTCCGGACCTCTGCCCCATTAAAATCAATCTCAAGAAAATAATCATTAGACGGCAAAACAGCCTCTCGCAATGATTTCGGAAGAGTTAAAATAGGGAAGGTGCCCTGTCGATTTGTTAGGCGTCCAGTCTTAGTGCCAAACTGATTATAGACTACATAGGAGGAATTGTTCATCGCTGTGACGTAGCTTTTAAGCTTAGGTACTGTCATATAACTTCCCATTTTACGTTGGTCAAGCTGAACTTTGCGGTTACTTATATCCTCCAGCAACATAGAGACATGTCTATGAAATTCATACCGAAGGGGGCGGGGGCACTTCGCAAAAACATATTCGGTGATCTGGTTTTTTACTCGGCAATAATCCACCAGAAAACGTGAGGGGACTAAATCATAAAAACAAGTATCATTTAAATCTACCTGTGATATCTGGAGGGAACGGCGAAACGCTCTCATCTGCTTGGAGACATCGGACCAGTCGTCCTTTAAATATTCCGGTATCACTTGGTCGAGGGGCTTCCCCTCCAGGTAAAGGGAGGCATAATCTATATCATAATCCCTTAAATAGGAGGCGAACTTCCACGTCTTGCTGATCTCCGACGGGAAATCACCCCGATCAAAGATCAACCTATCGTTACAAAAGATGCCTAGGCATTCGGCTTTATCGTCTAAGGTTTGAAATAACAAGGAGGGTTCCTTCCGGGATTATATTATATCTCCCACCTCCTCATATGTTAATGGCCTCTCAGAAAATGGTCCCAACAATTCTTCATGAATAAACCTCAGCGCAAACAAATAGTCCTCACCGGGAGACAGCCGATAAACATTTAAAAAACTTCGGATGTCTTTCGTTTTCTGTTGGGGGGTCTTTTCTACCTGTCTCTCAAACAGCCGAAGTTGATAATAGCACTTTAGCGACCATTCTTCTCCATATTCAGTATCACTGCCAAAAATTTCCATAGTGGCAGGAGATCTTTGGTGGACATGGGCGTCAGTCGCCTCACACCCAAAGTTCGGACGAGGGCTAGACACCTGGGAAGTGGTCTGAACAAAGGCATTGTAAAATTGTAAGAGATACGGTTTAAGGATGGGCATGTCATTGGTCCAAGTCTCGATAAAATCTGCTGCGAAGACCTTTTCAAACACCTCCCCGCCAGTAGCAGCAGACCTAATATCGGTTGGAGCGGTGCGATACTTAAAATACCCAGGATAGAGAGTTGTCCCGATCTGATAAATATTCACATGCCGCTTAATGTTGTTGTATTGAGGAATTTGAGAAAAACCATAATAATCAACAGGTGGCACATACCCCGCTATAACCGGGTCATCGCATCGAGTAGTGTTCTTAATGTCTTGGGGGGGATTGGCAATAGGGACGCCATACATATACTCCTGCATTGCTCGGCTTGCTAAATTCGCCACCAAACGAAAGGGGATATGCTGATCAATCGAAAAGCCATACTGTGCTGCTATGTTGGCGACTAGTTGAAATTCAGGTCCCCCCCATTTATTCATTTTCTGAATGTCGTCGTCATAGCGATCCTTTGACACTTCAATGACAAGCCCCGACATGAGGGGAGCAGAAGCGGGAGATTCTAAAAACCCAGACAAAGTGATCGGGCCCACATAGCTCAAGATATTTTCTATATAATTGGAAAACTCAGCAAGAAAAGTTTCAACGTCTAAGACCCGGCGTTGTCGTTTTGCTGCTGCCATGTATTGATCGGTGAACACTGGAAATACTTGATCGACGAGCCACTTATCGTAGGCGACCTCAGTGGAGGTCCACCCCTTATAAATTTGGATCTGGGACCAAGGGCTCTCTTTTGGTAAAATATTATTAGCTGCCAGATCTTGTATTTTCTCAGCAAAATCTCGCCATGCATCAGCCACGAACCCAAGAGCGTAGTGAACTTTATTATCAGCACAATAGCGGAGCGTCTTTAAAGAGGACTCTCGGGGGACCACCGAATTGCCTACGCTATTAATGGTGCCGTAGTAGCTATCCCTTCCCCAAGTGTTTACCATATTAGGCACGGTACCCATGGGAAAGATTTCGTCTCGATATAACTTGCGTCCGGCGAACGTGGTGATGGAAGGTGCGCCGTTGATGACAGGGGGAAAGAGGAAATCATCCTCAGTATTTTTGGTTCCGTTGCCCACATAGGTATTGCGATGGAATGGCTTTACAATAGTCATTCGCTGTCTCCCGGCATCCGCTCATGAATCGCCTCTATAGTTGAAGTAAAGGTGCCTGGACCAATTTCATGGCTTGATTTAACGACCCGGTAATAACCGCCTAGCTTTAGTTGTTTGGCGGCTTCGTGCCCCAGGGCCATATCAGCATTAATGTAAATCATACTCCCGTTTATCAGTGTATTGTTTCCCACCATGGTCAGAGAACAGTCTTGGGGCAACACCATTATGCCTGCTCTGTTTGTGGGCGTGCTGCTTTCAATATTCATGGCTCGAACTTGGGGCATCTGCTTTTCCGAGAAGGCGAACTTTTTAGCCAAGCCGGTGTCGGCTCCTACAAAAAAGTGATAAATTCCCCTCGCCTCGTCTTCGTCTCGAATGCCGTTAAGGTTGGATCCTTGTTCGGCAAAAATAAGCAAATAGTTGACACTCTGGCGCTGTAACCATGGGTTATCAGGATGTACATAGGCGGACTTAATCTCTTCGATAGCTCGGGAAGTAAGAAAATTGCGTGCGCTTTTGGTTTCTGTGCGGTTCCTGGACGAATTGAAGTTGGTGGTCTGCACCTGGGCGTTGTTGGACGAGAGCGAGGAAATCTTCATGGGATTGAGCCGGAGAGGGACTGTTGTGTACCCAAACTTAATCTTGTTTTTGGGCTTCTTTCCGCCGGCAAAGTTCATCATTGGAGATACGAGATCATTGAGAATAGAATCTAAAAACCTCCGGAAGGGAAAAGACTCTCTCTCCATAGCCACTATATTTTCACTAAACCACTGTGTAAACGTGGTTAATGCGATGGGAATGTCGGCGAGGGGCAAAGCGACACCGGGAGCATAATGTTTGTATCCCATCGCATGTGGATGGTAACTCCCCATGATAAGGGCAGCCTCGGATCCGCCCTCGATTGGGGCGTTGGCTAGGGCGACCGAAAGAATATCACCTAAGCGCATATAAAAAGTGCCATATGGATCATCGAGATTGTCTTGCGTGGCTGCTTCATTGTCCAGGGGATCCAGAACACGCTCTTGTGTTAAATATTCATTGAGGTCGGTAGTTCCCCGAAGACGGTCAGCTTGGGCAAGCCCCATCAATTTCGCTTCGATTTGAGCGTCCTGGTGGGCACCGAGGGAGGCTCCTCCACGGGTAAGCTTTACAGACCTCAGGTTGGCATTTCGGTCTCCAAGGTTCACAGGACCACGAAGTCCCCCAACCGTGGTCCTAACAGTGAACAGGACCTTGCTCTCGATAATTCTTTTCATGAAAATTTGGTACCGAATCGTCCGGACGATACGTTGGGCAAACGACAAATAAACACTAGCCTCATCCAACTGTGCGTTCAGCTTTTTAAGTTGATCATCAGAAGCGGGGTCCTTTCTTGATTGTGTCCCGGTGGTGCTTCTACGGGCTCGTGTGGTCTCTCTTAGGTCTATTTCTTCCTCGATTAATTCAATCTCGGCTTTGATCCCCTTTATCGTGCCAGTAAAGCCGTGGGTGAACCCGAGAGGCAGGACGGTTCTGCCGTCCCAGAAAACTGACGCACCCATATCCCAAATGGCACCCGGTGTTGCTGCGGCCGCTCGACCTAGGTTTTTGAGGGTAACCCCCCCAGAGGCATCCACGGTGGTGCTATTGGGATCAATGACCATGAGCGCCTTGTTGCGATTAGCAATCTGGTGTTCTATGTAGCCGTCTTTATATAAATTCTTCTGGCTCTCCTGTGCGACAGGGAGGGCAAGCGTCAGGTCTTCGATGGCTGGGCGGGTGGCCCAGCCCGCCAAGATGTCCGTATGATTAGTCAGCATTTGCGCATCGAAGCTTCCCACATATTCGATAGAGAGCGTGACAGTCCCATTCTCGCCAAAGCTGATATTATACTTGCTCAAATTGAGCAAAATGACTCTTTGCGACGCCTTTACCCCACTCACAAAACTATCTGTCAACATTTTTAACTCAGTGTTTTGAGGAATAGCCCAGCCGCATTTAACCTTGAGGACCTTGAAACCTTTAGCGCCAGAATCAGCCTCTAATTCCTGGGGTAATTTTCCCTCCTTGATAAGTTCTTTACGGCGTTGAATACGCTTTTTTAACCAGTCGAGGCGGGGGGTGGGGTCAGTGGGCTCAGGAGTGCGGGAAGACGGCTTTGGATCTATGTCTGTCTTAATAAAGTTCAAATAAGTAGCATTGAGAAGCTCTACCATAGATCCGAAATATAGTTCTAAGTTAGCTTTAATGATTCGATCGCCTTGGTGCTTGTTGTCGAAATTCCAGCTAAAAGATTTTACCCCGACATTCGTCCCCAACTGCTCCCGTGATTCGGTAATTTCCTTGAGCACCCCCTGGGATCTCAGCCCCGCAAACTCAATCATTTTTTGTGCCGACACATAGTCACTAAATAAAATAGGTTCGTCAGAGAACGAGGTTTCTCCATTGGGTGTCTTACCTCCAATATAAAACTCTAACTTGGGCTGCAAAACCGACAGTTGGTCGGACTTGGCTCGCATGAAGTCGATCGTGTCGGCAGAATTTATTATAAGATTGGGGATATCATTAGCAGCGCCAAGATAATGAAAGATATCACTACTATGGCGGTTAAAAGCTGTGCCTCCGGCTACGACATGCTGGACGCTATTGGGAGCTAACTGATATTGGTTGAGCAAGAGAAGAGTTTGAATATTCTCCCTTCTGAGTGCTTGCGCTTCTGTCTCAGAAATTTTATCTGGTGTGGCTGCCATTGCTTACACCATTGCCAAGACTTCTTGAAGGGGCTGGGGAATGTAAATAATGTCACCAACCTTAAAATCTGATTCGGTAGGCTTTTTGTTATACCAGGCGATCACCCACCACATCTTGGGGTCTTGATAATATTCGTGAGCCAAGTTATATAACTTGTCGGTAGATCCCCAAAGATAAGGAATCGACTGAAGAGAATTGATCTGCTGATTAGTTGGATAATTAAATCTGGCTGTCCCATACTGGAATATCTGCTTAACGTCCCTGTCTTTAAAAAACACCTTATAGTATTCCTTGCTGTCATTAAGGAACATCTCCCTGTTATCATAACGTGTGCTTGCCATTAGTACTTCTCCTTATTTCTTGGCCGCCGCACGGCGGTCAAAGTCAGCCATTTTTCGAGCTTGGTCTGCTTCGAAGGCAGCAGGGTCGTGCTCGGCGCTTGGTCCTATAGGAGTCGAGCGGGCGGCGGCGGAGGGACTATTAGGGTCCACCACTCTTTGCCCGGACACTGGCGGGTTGGGTGGCTTGACCTTGGTTGCCCATATGGTGGATTGGTGATCCCCGTAGGGGAAGCCTTGTGATCCCCCTCGGAAATAATAGGTGCCCTTGTCGCTCTTCACTCCCTGGCGGAAACCTAAGGAGTGCTCATGAAGGACCGTCAATTCAAAATTGAGCCGGATAGCCTTGGGGAGGTACTCTACCCCACCCGTCTTCAGGGGACCCCCGCCGGAATAAGTAAACATACCTTCTTCCAAGAGTGGGTCCATTGTAAGTCCATTCACATATCCCAAAAGAGGTCCTCCGGTTGCGCCGTCTTGAATCAAATTACCAAATTTTACTTTAAGAAGAGGTCCCATGTTAATAGTTGAGGCTCCTTGTCGGTCCTCGTACAACGGGTATAGAAATGTAAAAAGTTTATTTATTTTTGCCATGTTTTCGGCTGCCTGTTTGACACCCGAAGAGGGAACCACCCACGCAACAGAGAGAGCACGACGGGTTTGACTAAATGTCGATATAGGATCCATGCGTCCGAACACCTGCTCCGCAGTCCATTCCGAGTTATAGGCATCACTAAACCCATCCAGAAAAGCAGAGAACTCAACGAAATTTCGCTTCTTGGCGTTGCTCGTAGGCACATGCTCAATGTATAAAGTGTAACCTTGATTATAAAGATCTTGCTCCCCAGGGAGCCCTGTCTTCATTGGGTATTTAGGATAACTATTGTTTGCCATTGTTCATTGTTCCCTAAGAGATATTGAGAGGGTTAGTAGCCTCGTTATACACATCAACAACCGTCTCGCCAAACACCCTATCATTGACGACAAGTTGTATTGGCTGCCTCATGCGCTGAACTGTTTGTCCCCCAGTTCTCCCCTGTCCCGCATTCGCCGTAGCTGTAGCAGCGTTGCGCATAGCCACCTTGTCCGCTGCCTTAGAGGCATTAAAGGTGGCTTGAACTTCCCTCATCACAGCTTTCATGTTTTCAAGTTCCCCAGTACCCACTGTGGTGGATACGGTAACAATACGTTCAAGGCTTGCCATAGAATCACTGGCTGTGTCAAACTCGTTGAAAGCACTGGCTAAATCTCCAAGCTCCGCAATGAAAGATTTCATGCCCCCTAAGACTTCTGAACTCCCTAGGCGTGCCATCGCACTAGCAATAATGTCTAGAGACCCAGCAATGCCCGAGGTTTTATTTCCCAAGGCGGAAGCAATCACCCCCAAAGCAGCCCCTAGGGCCGCCAAGGCGATCGACAACCCAAGCAAAGCTGCTATGCCGGCAGCAAAAACAACTGCTCCTATGCCACTGTACATTATGGCACCGAGCCCTAGTATAGCCAAGCCCAAGAGAACGATGGCACCAGTGGCAGTCGCTAATTCATTAAGCCCAATCTCCTTAAACGAACCTAGGGATAACCCTAGAGCCCCCAAGGATAAAGCCAACAAAAGCAGAGCGCCTGCGCCTTTAGCAATATCGGCAGGAGTAATGGTCCTCATAAAGTTAAAGAAGGCGCTCAGTCCAGCGCCGATTGAAGTAAGGAATCCTGGCATCGTAGGGGCGACGAACCCCAGAGTAGTAGCCAAACTAGCGAACCAAGTCCCGACGACTGGCAAGACTGTCGATAAACTAAACAATACCGTCAAAATACCCTTCATAGCCGCCACAAACACCAAGACTTTAGCAATGCCGGATTCCGCTAAAAATTTGATGAAGCCCATAATGATCTCTACTACTGGAGTCATTTCAATGACGATTTCCTGAAGTAGGACCTTGAACTTGTCCATAGCTTTGGTCATTTTTTCTGCTCGTTCTCGGAGTTCTTTCTGTTCTTTGTTGTAGAGGCGCATCTTGGCGGGGTCACCAAAAAGACGGCTAGCCAAATCTACATCCACCCCAAGCACATCCGCAATAGCTTGCTTTTGTCGGCGGTCCATGTCCTTAAAGTTCTTACCCCGTAGATCAAACTCTTGTCGCAATATTTTAATGCGGTCCTCGTGGCTCGCTGTCATCATTTCTACAGAGTTCAATTGAAGTCCGATTTGAGCATTAAGTTTGCCGGCTAAGTCAGCAGCGCCCTGGAATGTATCAAACGCTTCCGCAATATTAAAAGCTTCCTGAAGCTCCATGCCCAGGGCTCGTGCCTGTGTTGCCAACTTTTTGAAAACCTTGGTGCCCTCGTCGCCGTATCGAGCCAACTGCGGCTGGAGCGTTTGGAAATCTTTTACCATTTGTGATGTTGGCAAACCAATCTGCTGTCCTAGGCGATCAAAATCCTTAGCCGCAGCGATGGCGGATCCCCTGGTCATGTTCATTCCACGAGTTAAGCCGTCGAGGAGGAGTCCTGTCTCTCCAGCTTCGATTCCCATTTTGGAGAATTCAGCAGCAAGTACTCCTATCTCTAGACGAGCAGTCCCGCTATAAGTTGCAAACAGAGTCATACTGGATCCCACGCCGGAAACAGTGCTCCCCAATTCTTCCAGCGTCATTCCGAGGCCGTGGGTCTCCCCAGCCAGGGCAGTGATGTCCCCCGAAAAAGCCTCGGTATAGCCCGTAGCCTGAGCGAGGGCAACATTGGCAGCATCCAAAGAGTGAGCCATTTGAATGATTTGAGTAGTGAGTCCTTTGAATGAACCAATCTGGTCCAATTGGAGTCCAGTTAGTTGGCTAGTGAGATCAATAGCTTCCTTTTGGAGATCAATTTCTTCTTGTCTAGCGTTGTTGGCTTTGTCTAAAGCTTCGTTATACTCTTCAGTTATTTTTCTAAGCCTGGCTAAACGGTGTCGTTCGCTGGAAGATAGATCTTTCCCGAGAGCTTGGAGCTTTATTTGTTTTTCGATTAAGGCGTTTTTCTTCTCGTTTAGTTTATTAAGCCTCTGGATGTACTCTTCATCCACCCCATAAGCCTCGGCGAGTAGCTTTTGGGTGTCGCTCAATTTCTTGGCTGCTTCTTCTTGTCGGCGGAGAAGCTCACTCCTGTCCCCCAGGGCTTGTTGCTCTTGTGGGGGAAGGGGCGGGGGGGTACCGTTGGGGGGTAATGGCATCTACAAATACCTCAGTTGCGAATGGGCCAAGCTATTCCAGCTTCCCTTTCAAATCTCTTGATCGCAACATCTAGTTTAGATTTCTGAGAATAGGTCATCGGGTTGTCTAGCCCGTACTTTTTAATATAATTCATGTACCGTTTTTCGTTGACGAGGGCATCAGTAAATCTTTCTACTTCTATTTTGTTCCCTCGAACTCGGACGGGGATGCGGCGACCTTTGTACATTTTTGAAAGTAAATATTGTATCCACGCCGCAAAGACGTGGAGGATGTTTTCGTTGAGTTCACCCTTGCGAGCGGACCCCAGGTCAAATACTAATTCTTCTAGTTGTTCTTCAGTAAGCATAATAAATCCTCGGCAACAAACACAGTTGCTTAATAAATAGTCTTTAGATAAGATTTATGAACAACTACCGGCTGCGAGATTTTGCTTGCCGCATAGCTTGTTCATGTTGTTCGGCTTCATCTTTTTTCTGTTTTCCCAAACGGGACAAAAACCAGCGCCTCAACACGACCGGAAGGTTGTAAGCCTCAAAGAAACTCCACCCTCCATAATATTTTAGTTGAAAGAATTCTTCGTAAACACTTTCGGAGTATGCGTCACTTAGGCCAAAAAAAGTCGATGGTCAGCGGAACCTCCATGTCCGCAGAGTATCCGCATGAACTGCACTCGAATGTTTGGGTTAGATCAATATTAGGCGACACCGCCGCATAGAAGGTTCTCAAGAAACGTGAGTCTCTAGCCGGCATTGCGTTAACAAAGCTCGCTATAGTCACTACATCGTCTGAGCCGTTAACCGACACGATGAAGGCTCTAAACTGGTCTGTAAGTGTGGACTCACTCAGTTTTTTCTTGGCTTTGCGCTGGGCTTTCTTGAAGAGTTCCATCTCGTCATGACCAGTTAAAAGACGGCACTCAACCTTCGCCTTAGTCATGGGGGTCTCGATGAGGAAAGTGTTGCGCTCTGTCAAGGTAGCATCGTACTTTTCCAAAGCGTTATCAGGCGTGGTAACGGCACCCTCATTTAGATCAAAAGCATATTCGCTTTGCTCCTGGCAGGATGGGCAAGTAGCTTTAGTCTCGTAAATATTGCCATAACCAGTAACTCGGGCACCAATAATAAGAGCGTTTTTATCTCCCACTAGTAATGAGTTTACATCTATGTTTTTATCTACAATGAGATTTTCAAGGACTCGATCAATCGCTACCCCAGCCTTGACCAGCGAACGAGAAGTGAGAATATCCTCCTCTTTGGCTGTCATATACTTAATCTCAATGGTTGAAGTATCATGAAGCGGGTGCCCAGGGGGATAAAACTTACCGTCGCTTGGCAATTGAACCATCTCGGTGGGCGTTGCCCAAGAGAAACCACCCCCGGTCTGTGCCGTTACAGCAGCAGCGGGAGGGTTCTCATCAATTTCTAGAATATCTTCGTCCTCAAAGCCGAGGCGCTCTTTGTTTCTACTCATGTACTATAACCTTTCTAAAGAAACTTTTTATCCACTTTTGCCGACAGCATATTTCACAGCGTTTCCGGTAGTGGTCACCGTGGCATAATCATACACAATCTCAACAGTGATCTCAACCATATCGTCAGAAGTATAATCTAATGCGCCGCCGAAATCAATGCTCGAAATCCAGGGGTTTTCAAGCTTCCATGTTTCCACAATCTCACCCTCACCGTCAATTTGAGAAATGCTCAAACCAATCAAACCGTTTTTGACCGAAGCGGCCTTGCTTATGGTTCCACGTTTGTCCTGACTGACAGGTTCTTGGTATCCCGAAGCCTTGAAACGTTCCATCATCGTCTTGGCCATATCAGGATCTAAGGGGTCAACCAGAGTTATTGAAATGGGATCCCAAGTCGCTCGTCCGGGATACTTAAAGGTGTGATTCAAAAACACATGCTCAATCGAGTTAACGCTCACCTTGGGCTTGTTCGCCGTCTTAATGACCCAAACCGGGATATTTCCCATGTTGAGAATAAACCGATATCTACGCTTAGGGTCCAGAGTGGAGTTGCTCCAAAATTTCATCTGAGTGTTCTCCTGTTATTAGTATATAGTGTTTTCATAACTTTTTTAATCCTCAAACGAAGCGCCGCTGTTGGTCACGACAAAATCAATGGCGAAGAATTCGGCAGCCCGAGTAGGCTTCACCAACAACTTAGCATAGATGATGTTACGATCAATCAAATCTGGTGTCGTGGTGGTTTGATCTAGAATCAGCTTAAAGTCTTCGATGCCAAATTGTGATTGAACGTCACGAAGAATAGGGGTCGCCTGTTGAGTAAAACGGATCCATGTATCTTGTGTGTTCGGGGCGAAGAGCAACCGAGAAGCGATGAAAGATATTTCTCGCTTCAAGTAGATCAGCAACCGGCGCACGTTAATACGATCCAATGCGGAGGCTGTCTGTTGGAGAGTCTTTTGTCCAAATATCACAATCCCTTCTGCCGGGAACTTAGCAATCGGATTAATGTTTGCTTCATAAAGCGAATCCCGATCTGCGGATGTCAATCGCTTTGACACATCCAAAACGGGAACACCACCTCCGCCATCAGACAGACCACCTCGGGCAAAGCCAGCAGGCGCAAACCACGGGGCAGCGATCTTGTCTGTGTTGGAAAGAGCACCCAATGCCACCACTGAAGGTGGGGACCACAAGGTACGGCCAGAAACACTATCGTTTATCAATACCCACGGATAATAAGTAGCACCGTAGCTAGTATTAATATTTCTATCCACAAGAGCGTCTACAGCCGCCTTGACTGTGAAGCTGTTGCGGGACTGGGCAGATTCAGCGTTAGCAGTATCAGGAGTGTATACCTTCTGGATGTCGATAATAGCCAAAGAGTCGCCTCGGTCCTGAACGGCGTCTAAAAGATAATTGGTTACCGCATTTTGTGTAATTCCGGGAATGGTTGCGGCATTCATTTGTACAACTTCCGGATCTGATATTATGTTTATCGCCTTCTTCAGACTGAACAGTGGGTAAGAGTCTTTCTCGTCGGTAGCGGTATCAAACGCTGTCGAAAGACGGAAGGGGTCACGCTCGGTGATATCGAAACCGTCAGCACCACCATGAAGAAGGGTTGTAAACTGGTCATATCCGGCAGCCAAAGTCCCGGTATAACTATACAGGGCTGATAGGCTTGTGCCGGCGGGTCGGTACGCACCGTTCCAGCCCCCGGACTGGGCCTCAAACGAAGAGTTCAAGGTACCCGACACATTATCCAGCGAAAACACCCACGACAACTGAACTGGGTCCGAGGTCGATAAGGATTGAGGGACCGTAGGAAGATCATGGGTGGTTCCAGCCGGGCTTGTTTCTAGTCCCGAGCAGCGGGGGCGCACCATGTCCTGTATTTGATAGGTGTATGTAGGGTCGGTCGGTGTACGCCCTGTCCATGCTCCCCAGTAAACAGACCCGTTATCCTTAGGGTTGCCCCAGGTGCTTTGTTTCCTAAGCGGGACAGTGGGGAAATTGATTGACCCACTAAACTGTATCTTGTTTAGTCCACCAGTAAAGTTGGTAAGCACGTTAAGGGCATTGGTAAGGGTCTCTGAGTTGGTCTGGACCCCATCAACACCCAATTGTACCTGTGTTATGGTGATTACATTAGCGCCTGGTGAGGCGGCGGTAATCTTACCGTTAGCAGTGTTGCCGGTGGTGTTAATAATCGTCTCGTAGATTTTGGCAGCCATGTCATTGTCGCTGCCAATGCCGGCGATGCCGATCACCATTCCAGTGGTGGTGGTGACGGTGTTGTCAGTAGTGAACACATGAGAAGTACCATAGCTATCCACCAATGTAATCGTCTCCCCATCGCCGATGACGCCGTGAGCGCCGATGGTGAGGGTGCAGCTTGCGGCTGCGGAGGCAGGTAGATCACCCAACGACAGAACCATATTCGGGGCGTCGTCTTGTCCATGACCACCGAGGCGACCGAACACTGATGCTCCACCGCCGTCAACCATGTCAGCAGCAGCAGGAAGCTCTGTCGAGGGAAGGGTGTTGGCAGCTTGGCGTCCGAAACTGGTAGATCCAGAACAAACTGTCACTCCTCGGTACTTCGGCGGGCCAAACATACCGAAAGGAAGAAGGCGGCTATCCGTAGATCCACGATCCACATCCTCATCCATGTCCACCCTAATATAAACGGAGTTATTACCATATTGCCCATATTCACGGTTACCAGCGATAGAGGCATCATATACCTCGTACTTATCGCCGACGACCTTGGCAATATAATTGCTCGAAGCGGGATTCAGAGTTAACCCGTCAAATCTCTCCAGCACTACTGGCACCGAGTCGGTGTCTGAGAGTTTGCGAATGACTAAAGAAAATGTTCCATACTCCTCAAAGTCTCCTCTTGGAGCCTTAATGTTAGTGATGGAGATTTTTATCTCCTGTTGAGCCCAAACGCCTGCGGTGAGTGAGACACAGCGGAAAAGCTTTTGCATATTCTTTGGTTCATAATTTGCGGCAACACCAAGATCTTGAGAAATGAACCAGCCTGTTGTGCCGTTCTGGGCACCAAACTGGAAGTTTGATTGTTGCTCGGTGCCGGTGCCACCATTGACCATGGGCCACACAACGACGTGTGCCGAGGAATCGATGCTCGACCCTAATACACCTAGGCTACCGGAGGCGTCTGCCAAGAGCGACCTTTCAAACGTTTCCCCAAGCCAATATTCTCCGCCTTGAGCGGCGGCTTGGGCGGTCGTACTAGTGATGTCATCATTAGTGAGAGACGGGTTAGTGTTTAATACGTTGCGCAAGTAATTGGGCTGATTTGGGTCTAGACTTATTTTTACCGTCTTTCCGCTAGCTGCCGTTCCATCCGGAGAGAACCCAAGGGTAAGCTCTTTGTTGGTCATCTCATACATTTCACAACACGATCCGGTGGTTGCACCGTCAGTGCGGGTGCCCTGTATGTACATGCGCCCTTCCGGAACATAGAACGTCGCTGCCA